AGAAGGGGGGCTATATTTAATACCTTCCGCCGTTATCTCTTGGTCTCCAATAACAAACTTGCTGTTTTTGTCTGCCCATCCGTACTGCATTCTCATTACCTCCACGTCAGTCTTGTACTGTAATTCGTTAACAAACTTAATGATGTACACCATGATGGCGTCCATCTGCTTTTGTAATGCTGCAACGCCATAAAATCCTAACTTCTCCCGTAATTTTTCCTTGGTCATTACCTCTGTAATCGGCAACGCAAATTCCTTAATCCCGTCTTTTGGCAGGTGCAATCGAATCCAAGCAACCTCCCCTTTCTGTGGATCTCTCATCCGCTTAACCACATAAAGGTCGTGCTGATAAACTAATATGGGGTCGTCATCTGGAATTTCAATGTAGACGCCGCCCTGCTTACCTCTAAAGTAAGGGAAGGGGTACTCAGGAATTACAATAGTGGTTGACGGTAAATTAGGGATTTCTTGCGGTACTTCAACGATATTATTTTGGTCACTTGCACGCGCAATCTTCTTCCCCAACTGTATCGGCCCTGCGATCTTACCTTTGTGCGGACATCCATCACATCCTCCTGAATTGTATTTTTCAAATGTAGAGCAGCGTTGTGGGCCACCGGTATCTATGGCTTTACGAACAGTCTCGGCAAAATCGTAGTCTGGATGTCTCTCTGAAATTTTATGTATAGCTGTATCTCTGTCCTCGCATGCCCACGCTACCGATAGTCCTGCCCGCCACAAGTTGTAGTCTACGGTATCCTGTTCTGTAGCAATCTTTGCTATCTGTGCACAACCTCCGCCCTTAATTGTTTTGGCGATAATAATCTTAAACCACTTCTCTTCATTATTAGCCAGCGCTTTAGTCAACTCATTGAGTTGTTGCTTAGGTAACTGAAACTCAGACGGCGCAACAAGAACACCAAGTTGAGTCTTAATTGTTTCGTACTCTATTTCGTCTGATAGGCAGATAATAGATACAGGTTTAGGGGGGTCATCCTTAAAGTTTAAAGTCTCAGGAACCCTAAGTATCGAGGCTAAATCTGATGTACGCGATGGGTCAACATGAAAATCATATTCTTCACAAAGATACTTAATACGCTCGGCAACGGGCTTCCACTCCTCAGCAGTAATGGTTCTGCTAAGTTTCCAATAGATATGCAGCCCCCGCCCTGAGTTAACAACTGTTGGTTTGGGTAGCCCTGTTGTCTTACAAAAGTTTCTAAGAGCAGCAAGACCTTCGGCTTGACTAGGGTAGTCTTTGTTTTCACCACAATCAATGTCTAACCAAAAGGCTTTGATGTACTTGGCATTGGGTTGGGTGCGTGACTTGTTTGTCTCGTATTTTGAGCATGCAAAGTATGCGTTGAACTCGTCTTGCATTAAACCAGCAATTGCTTGCTCGCATTCATCCAATGTCTCATGGAATGTCTGTCTTGGCTTATTCCCTGCTTTTAGCCCAACAATGCAATACCATCCCTCAGATGGAAGCACTGCCGACAGTAAATCTGTAGTTGCCATTTGCCGCCCTTGCGCCGCAGAAAAGAAAGGGCATCAGGGGGTTGCGGCGATTAACCCCTTTTCGTTCCGTCGAACTAGATGCCCGTATTACTAAACGCTAAATTTAGCCTTTGCCAAAACTTCTTCTATCCTTGCAATTTGTTTCTGCCTTGGTATTTCTAAGCCTTTGAACCATTTGTAGATGGTCATTCGGCTTACCCCAAAGTAAGTAGAAACATCAGACACAGGGATTTCTTTAGCAATACACAGTCGCCCCAGTGCTACACCGAGGTTTTCTGTGCTGGCTTGTGCATTCGCCCTAACAATTCGGGAACTGTAACCACGACTGTCCGTCATTACTCGTCATCCGTAGCCCAGTTACCCATAATTTCAGCGAGGTCTTTTTTCTCAGTCGGCGCCTCCGCAGCCTTCTTTGAAACTTTCTTGGTTGGCTCAGGAACCGCTGCTTCGGCTTCTGCTTTTACTTCGGCTTTGTTCACAGTAGATGCTACCGGGGCGGCAATTGCTTTCGGTTTTGCATCTGTTTGTGAGGCAGTCATTACTACGGCTTGTTTTGCATCCAAGGTTGCACCTTGCTGTTTTGCTACTTCCCACTGTTCCTTGGAGAGGAAACCAATAGGCTTGAAGGTCAACTTGGGATTGTCGCTGTCCGAGTCAAATTTCATTTCGGTGACAATCATATTGATGTTGTATCCCTGTGAAGCAACATACTTGGCATACTGCTCAAACGGCATCTTATCGATGTCGCCTTTGCCAAAATAGGACTTTGATGGGAGCAACAATTGATAGACACTACCTTTGATGTCGTCGGCTAATACAACTGCCAAACGTTTTTCATACCGGCACGCACGCGAATCGCCGTTGCCTGAACCTTTAATGTTCTGTGGGCAGTTATCGCAGTTTGGGCCTTGCGGACTTTCTATGCTTGTATCCGGAGTGATGCCGTCATTAGACCAGCAATCAGGAGGTGCTGACTCACCGGCTACATATTTACCAGCGTAGAACTTACGTGCTACATGCTTGGTTCCATTTACTACTACAACATTCATGGAACGACTTTCGTTCTTAGCAATCTCTTCGCCGCCAACCATCATACGGAATACCGCACCGCGAATGGATATGCGCTTGCTACCACCGCCGCCACCTAGCGAACGGGTTAACTCATCTACACCAGCTTCTTTAATGTAGTCGGGTACTGCTTGTTGAAACAAACTAATTTCGTTACTCATTTATTTTCTCCTAATGGTAATTGCATACTCTTTTTCAACCTGAAGTCCGGCGGGATGCATATCCGGGTTTTCCTCTAAAAACTGTTTCATATTTGTTTGATGTATACGGCGCTCTAACAACTCCATTGCTTCGTTTTCTTTCATAAAATTATGAAAATGTTCCCAATCATTAGTCCAATAGCGGCTTTTGAGAGTGCGGTAAGCAGTGCCAAACGGTGTGCGAAAACTATCAACCCCTGCTTCCTTACAGATGTCTAACAATTCAGCGCTAATAACTTTCATCTGCGCTTCAATATCTTCAATCTGTTTTTCCATGCTGTGTTTAACTCGATCACGTTCATCACGCATCTTAATGTAAACAGAGACAAGTTTGTCTACGGAAACATCCATATTTTTATCCTCTTGGTTAAGCACTCGGATCTACGCCCGATGTTTAATACTACTACCAAAACTGTACTTTGTCAAGAACTAATTTCGTTTTTATATAAATCAACTAGCTGAGTGTGGACATTAAGTTTGTTCTGTAGCATCCCATACAACTTAGTTTCTACTTGACTTCCTGTGATATGCACAACAGTCATTGGGTTCTTCTGTCCCTTTCTATGTATGCGAGCATTTGCTTGCAGGTAGGTCTCAATAGAAGTAACGGGGGCATACCAAATAATTACGTTAGCAGCAGTCAATGTTACACCATGTGCGGCGGCTTGAGGCTGGATAATTAATACTTTTGGCTCAGGGTTTTCCTGAAAGCGCTTGATAATATCTGTTCGCTTGTTAACAGGAACCTGCCCATTAATTATTTCTGATGTAATCCCATTCTTTGATAGGTGTTCACTAAGAAGCGTAATCGTGTGAGTGAACGGGACAAATACTAAAACTTTATGAGATGCCTCTTCGATAACCTCTTGCACCACGCTGAGACGGTTTGATACATCAAACTCCATTGTGTTACCGGAGTCGGTATAAACAGCACCGCCTGAAATCTGTAGTAATTTAGTAAGGTTTGTAGCAGCATTGACTGAAGATACTTCCTCACCCGCCGCAGACATCAACATATCTTTCTTAAGAATCTGATAATACTTTTCCTGTTGGGCCGTAAGCGGTGCGTGCCGTGCGGTGTAAGTTATTTCCGGTAGGTCAATACATTCCTCTTTGATAAACCGAATGGCAGGTTGCAATGCAGCAAAAACTGTTTGTTGCGCATTGTACTTGGGTATCCATTTGAACCGGCTAATGTTAGTCATAACCATGTCTCGGAACGCCCCAAAGAACCGTGGAACAGACTGTGGAACAACCATCTTAGCCAAGCCATAGGCATCCGTAGGGGACTGCGCAGCAGGGGTACCGGTCATCATCCAGACCCACGTAGTCGGCTTAATTATTTTTTGTAGTGTCTTCCAACGCTTAGTAACTACATTCTTGTAGGCATTGGCCTCATCTACAATAATTAAATCAAATGAGCCATCCTCAATAACGGTATCGGCTATAGTCTCCACGCCATCATAGTTAACGATAACAAACTCGGCGTTACTGTTGACAATAGACTTGCGCTTTTCTCTAGCCCCATGCGCAATAGCTACCGTGCGGTGTAGGGCACACTTAAATAAGTCTGACTGCCAAGACGCTTGCATGATTGACAGGGGGCAGATAACTAGCACCCGCTTTACTAGCTTCTGCTCCATCAGATAGTCAGCCGCCCATATAGCCGCCGCAGTCTTGCCTGTACCCTGTTCGTTAAAACAAAATGCCCGTTTATGTAAAGTCAAAAACGAAGCTGTATCTTTTTGGTGAGACATCGGGGGGTAAGCCCCGGGCCACTTGTAGTCCCGTATTATTGGAGACGGAACGTTTTTAAGGTTTAGCGTGCGTAATATTTGGGCTTCATGCAATCCCCAATTAACTGCTACTTCACTGACTTCACCTTCTTTTTGTAGTACTTTGCTTTTCTTTATTGTCTCAGTGATGCGGCTTGGAAACTTAGTGCGCACCACCAAAACTTTATCATTTATTACTTGCATTCTTTTTTACTGACCTATCTGAGTTTCTCTTAAAAGAACGATTAGTGCTAGGAGCGACGAGTCTAAGATTACTGCGGGAGTTTGTCCCACCTTTAGAAAGGGGGGTGACATGGTCAATGTCTTTTCCTTCTCTAGCGTCGGCTTTACCATTTCCGTTCTTGTCTGTCCCGTTTTTATCCATGTTATATCGGGCACGCTCTCGTGTGGCTCGTAGGCTTTTTTCATCACGATCCTTTTGCTGTTGCCATTCTTTCTTGTAGGGGCGGGGTTTGTTTACGTAGGGCATAATAATCTCCTAATAAGGTTTCCCAAATTGTGGATTATCTTTGATACCTAAGTCAAGGGCTAACCGCTCGTTCTCATCTTTGACCCTGTGGTACGCCTGTTTCCAATGCTCAATTTCTTTCTTTAGGCGTTCAATCTCGGCTTTATATTCTTCGGGAGTCATTCTTTCACCTTATAAAACTTCTTAGAACCCATTCGTATTAAGTCCGCAATACCATTATCAACAAACCTGTTTAAGGTACGACCTACTTTGCCCTCGCTTGCAATCCATTCTTTTGCAATCGTCTTTGCTTGAACAGGAGTTTTCGGGTGAGAAATTAGATACTTCCACACTTTCTCTTCAAAATTAGTCATTTCAATTGCCACTGTTTTCCTCCTTAACTCTTAAGTTTTAGGCCGTGTTCAGCCAACGCTGCCACAATATTATTAAGACATACTTTACCGAGGTTTGGTACTTTTCTTAAGTCATGGGTATGCTGATTACACAACTCACCAATCGTCTGTATGTTTTCTGCTCGTAAACAATTTAGTGTTCTCATGTATAAATTTAAAGTTGCAACTGATTGAGAAAGTAATTTGTTTTTACCGCCTCTTGTGTTTAGCATGGCATCCGCTACCGCCCATGCTGATTCTTCAATCCAAGATTGCCCAGCCTTTAAAATTTGCTCTTGAAGTTTTGGGTTTGCTAACATCCCTTGCATCGCTTTCGCCGCAAAGTAATCCCGCATAGTCATGCCTTTTTCAATCCAATTGTAATATTTATTTGCATCGTTTTCGCATGGGAACGCTATTCCACCATCATTAGTTTTAACGTCATTAATCATGTGTTCTTCTCCTTTATAGTCGGGTTCCACCACGATTAGCACAAGGCCATACTTGGGATAACGCATTTACCACAAGAGAATCGGCAGAGTAATGCCTTCTGTCAGGATTAATCTCTAGGTACTGCTTAACTACATCCCGGGCTTGCCCTGCTGTTACATTTTGTGGGGCGCATACCTTTACTCTTGCATACACATCAGCCACTCCTTGTACATAGCCAAGGGCAACCATCCTTGGAACGGTTTCTGAGTCATTCATCCTCGATAACAGGCCGTTGCCATCTAAAAACTCAGCACTCGCCATACATGGTACAAACAATAAACTAATCATTAATTTTTTCATGTTTCTCATCCTCATCTAGTTTTTCAAGTTCTGCTTCGTAAGCCTTGGTCAGGTCTAATATATTTTCTTTACGCCGCATCCATTCATAGTTGTACCTGAAGTTTCGGCGCTTAATTGGTTCAAACTGCTTAATTTTGTTATTCATGTCAAACATCAACTTTAGTAATCTTTCACGAAACTGTGGGGGATCTATGTCTAAAAGACTCAAGTAATTATCAGAATGTTGGAACAAAAAGTAGATTGCAGAAATTGCCTCGTCTGTGGGTATGCGCAGTTTCCCCATTCTGCGGGGTTTTGATTGCGCATCTTGGATTGCTAAAGCCACAACCGCAGATAGCAGTCTGCGGTTAGCAGTGCCCTGTGCTTTGTAGTCTAGTTCGTATGACATGCTAGTGCCCCTTTTGCAACTCAATTAATTTTTCAAGATAGTGCGCGGCTTTGTTTAAGTCATCAACGCCACCCTTGTTTCGCCATCGAGAAACATACTTAATAATATTGCCTTCAAAGTACCCAATGTTGTTAGCGGCTATGTAATCCCAAGGCTGAATAGACTTGTCTTTGTAGTGCGTACCACCAACCTGTTCATCATTTGCGCTCATGGAAATATAATCCTTTTCACCTTAGTTTGCTTCCTTGCCCACTTAAGAATTAGTTCATGCTCCCTAGCGGTTTTAAAAGGCCACGCTAATCGAAACATTTCGTAAGGTACATCATTTAAAGGAAAAGTAACCTCTTCAACCTTGGGGGTTTTTTTGTCTGTCATCTCCACTCTCCTTTACCATTGTGCTCACAATCTTTTACATGACAAAACTTCCTACATGTAAAATTTGGCTTTGCGTTCCATACGTTATTTGTCATAGCAGCCTCAAGCCTTTGAATCTCAGGCAACCACCGGCTCCATGCCGTCTCTTGCGCATCATTAACAAATGACGCTTTTACCAAGTCTTGCGCTACGACAAACAACAACCCCGCTTTAATTGATTGCACATGTGGGAAGTGCTTGAATGTTAGCAATGCTAACAACTCTAATTGTTTAGTGTCGGCGTACTGAGAGGATTTACCTGTCTTGTAATCCACAATCATTGCGCTGTCCCCATCAATGATCAACAGGTCTGCTATTCCACGGAACCACACGTTCTCATCTTTGAACCCAACCGGCTCAAAGTCTTTGGTCAGCCCCATCTCGTACTCGCACAACTTCAAGCCCGGCAGCGACTTTAAAAAATCTAAATGCGGTTTTATGTAAGCATACTTAGGCTCTATTGGCTTATCTCCGCATACATAATTTTCTGCTGCTGCGTGAACCTCTGTACCATAGTCAAGATGAGGGGTTGGCGGTTCAACAATATCTTTAACAACCCGCATCCGATAATATTTGCGGGGGCACTGCTGAAACAGCGATATGCTGCTGTACGACCATGTGTATTTACTCGACATGACTTTTCACCGCTACGCGCATCATGCGTAGTTCAATAGTCGCTTCGTCAATTAGTACGGCGGCTTCTTCGTATTTGCTAACTTTTAGTAACTCATACGCTTCTTTCATCTTCTTATCTGCTTCAAGGTAGTACGGGGCAAAGTCTATTTTCTTATTCATCAAGCATCTCCATAAGTTTTAGCAACTCCAACTTCACAGGTAAGGGGTAATGTCTGCGCCCACTTGGGTCGCCATTTCATGCACTCAGTTACGTAGGCCACGGCTTCATCGGCTTCGGCTTCTTTAGCAATACATACAATAGAATCGTGTACGGTCAGCGCAACTTTGTATTTCTTTGCGACACGGAGCATTTGCTCACCAACCGCGCATCGCGCAACCGCTTGGGTAAAGTTCTCGGTGACTTTCCCGCCGTAGATTTTCGTTTCGCCCATCCTTGTTTTATACGAATACTTACCGTCGGAGTCGGCTTTGAGTCCCCGATAGGATAGGAACAACCCGGATGGTAGTCGGATACCGGACTCAGTAACGGATATAACTTCGGGGTACATCCCAAGGGGTGTAGTCTGTCTTGCAACCAAAGCATCGAGACTCTTTTGTGATTGCTTCCACAACGCCGGGATCTTGGGATAGGTTTCTCGATACACGGCAATGATTCGTTGGCAATCTTCCTCCGGTAGGTCAACCCCAAACACCTTAAGTTGAGCCTGAAACTTAACCGCGCCCATTCCGTACCCTGCCCCAAGGATAGTCGTCTTACCAATGAACCGTTCTTCTTTCGTAATTTCCTCGACAGGCTTGCCGTAAATTGCCGACGCCATGATTTTGTATACATCTTCACCTTTCTCAAATGCTTCGACTAAATCCTCTTGACCCGCTAACCACGCTACGGTACGGGCTTCGATCTGAGAGGAGTCGGCATTAATAATTACGTGTCCATCGGGAGGGATAATCGCTTGCTTAAGCCTCCCACTTCTCGGTAGGTTCTGAAGATTGAGTTTGTCATCCCCGCCCCAACGCCCTGTATGGGCAGCGTAGTAGCGCAAAGGCACGGGCATATTGCCTCGTTTTGCTATTCCAATGAATCGTGTGGTGCGTGTTTCTTCTAGCGTGCTCTTCGTGCCAAGCCGTGCGGCAACAAGTGCCTGTACCCGCAAGTCTTCGTGCTCTTGTAGTTCTTTCAACCCTTCGTCAGACTTAGCCAACGCCCATGCTTCTTTGCCTGTGGCAGGGCTAATCTTAGTCGGTACTAGCACACCAATACTTTGCAGCAGTGCGGCAAACTTATCGTTCGACATCAGCGTATCTCTGTCGGACTCCGCAGCAGCCATCAATTTTTCTTTTTTATCTTTAACATCTTCTAAGTGTTGCTCAAGCGACGGTAGGTCTAACTCTAAGACCGGCTCAGTAAACATTCGCAGAGTGAGGTCAATAAGTTTAAGTTCTGTTTTAGTAAATCTAGGGGCAAGGCATTGAAAAAGAGCGTAAGTGAGGTCAACGTCATTACGACAATAACTACCGTACCGGCTAAGATCCTCATCAGAAAACGCTGCTCGTCTTTTGCCCATCGCATTAACCACTTCATTGCCTTTGACTCCTAAGTTGTATCGTTCAGCCAACTTCGCCAAACTGTTTCCCACTTCCAATCCGTCGGTAGCACGCGCCATGCACAAGGTATCTAGCCACGCCATCGGCTTAATACCGAATTTCCAAGAAAGGATTGCGCCATCGAACATGGTGTTATGTGCCAAGACAAACGCCTCAGACCACTTAAACTTACCCAAGAAATGCATGGTCTCAGAGTACGTACCACTAAACCATTCTGTCTCGGCATCGTCAACCTTTACGCCAACCCCTATCACTTCAAAGTTGTCGTCACGCACGTACTCCTCTGTGGTCATCTTTGAGAGCGAAAACTCTCTGTCGTAGTACGTCTCAAAGTCTACGCTAATAATCATATGTTTGTTTCTTAGTTTTTGTGCGTGGGTTATTCATTAGAGTTTTAGTTACATGAGAGAACGTATCCCAACTAACTTCTCCCTGCTTTGGTTCATCATGCATAATGGTAGCCATGATGGCGTCTCGCGTAGCCTGACGCCTTAACTTAACGTATTTACGCATAATCAAAAACTTCTCAACCCGATTAAACCGGCCTTCTTGTAATATATCGTTCCACTTAGTTTCTACATGACGTGACTCAAATGGGCGCACAAACTCATCAGGACACATGTCCATGCGCTCAAGCATAATTTTTACTTGCTCAGAAATGATTGGCATGGGCTATTCCTCCTCGGAACTGGTCAGGCGAACGTCTACCATCAGCATCTATCGTCATCATCAGCGATGAAAGAACGCAACGCAATCTCAAGCGACTCAAGGCTAGTCTCGTTGACCACATAAGAAATACCACCGGCTTCTTCGATGGTTGCTAACTCACGCTCTTGTAATGCAGTAAGTTTACCCGCGCCTGCCTTGCACTCGATGGCAAGGAACCTACCGCGCATGCACGCGATAATGTCGGGCACACCACTTCGACCATAGCCGCCTGTTGCAGGCATGAAGTGATAGATGTTGTACTTCTTGAGCAAAGCCTTAACCTTGGCTTTGACTCGACCCTCTGGTGTTGTTGTCATTGTGTATCCTCTTGTCGGATTATGGACAGAGTATACTTCAGACTAATTAAGATTGCAAGTGTTTTTTGATATTAGGGAGAACCCCAAAAGAAAACGGACAATCCTAGATCATCTAGGATTGTCCGTCGGGAAAGGGTGTGGGAGTAGCAGATTAATCTGTCCCACGCAGACGGATTGGAGACTACTTCCGCATCTGCAATACGGTTGGAAATGCGTATTTATTCTACCACTTTAGTTTCACCTGCTACGATGAAATAGATTGTTTCTTTCATAAAGTTGGTATCAATTGCATACTTAAGCCCGATGTCGGCAGCAAACTGATTTAGGTCTAGCAACTTAAGCATAGCAAACTTCTCTTGAGAATACTGATCCAACTCATAGGTGCTTTGATGTTTGCTAGTCGTATCAGGGTTACCTATATGCGCACACAGTAATGTTTCGTCTTCCATGATCTTGATGGCATAACCGTTGTTGGCTTTGAAGTGAGCAAGCACATTGCAGGCAATCTCATAGTTCTCGCGTTTACGTAATGCTTCATTGTTAGTCATTGAGTCAACAACGCGCTTTGGTACGGGAGGGTTGTTACCCATAACCACATCAGTAAAGTAAGTAATAAGTTCTAAGGAATTAAAACTCATCGCGTTTCGAAAGTCGCGCTCAACGCTCTCATGCATAGTCTCCACCACATACTTGACATTTGAAATCAAACTCTTGCCCAACTCTGCCAGAGACTTCTTCGCAAACTGTTCTATGACAGTACGCGCTGCTACTTTAGCGTCTTTGCAATACTTTCTGTTGCGCTCACCCCGTTGCTTCTTAATATTGTGAGATTCAAGGGCATACCACATCTCGGTTATTCCCTTGGCGGGACTAAACCGTTGATAGCGTGAGTAGATTCTGCCCACCTCTTGTCCGTCTTGCCATACCCTAACGGTCTCGGCATAGTTATTGTCAGAATATCCCGTCACCTCATACTCTAGAAGTGGGCGTCTAGCATAGACCAAATAAAGTACCTCTTGTAGTCGTGGCGCGAGGGTTGCGCCTCGTTTTAGGTTTTTAATCTTCATAGTTTTCTCCAATTAGAAATTAAATTTAGATAGTATTGAATCAACATTGGCTTTGACATCACGACGCACCGCTTCACTATCCCGCAGGTCGGTTGCCTCAAGCCCTGTAAATGTCTGAGCCATCAATGCCCGCGCTCGTTCCAACTCAGGGTCTTTGGTCACATTGAGTACCTTGAGCATGTCGATCAACTCATGTGCGTTATCCACCAAGGAGTCGCGGAATATTTTCTTCTTCGTCTCCTGCCCACTATCCTCAAGCCTTTCGCTAACATGGGATAAACATTCGTGCAGGCGAGACCACGCTTCCTTCATAGCCCCCTTCACTCGCTCTTCGATGGCATTGTTGCATTGCGTCTCCAACTCATCGCGTGCCTGCTGTCCTATGTTGATACGCCAATCCCCTGCTGTCGGCACAGGCGAGAATGTGTAGCGGAACCGAAACTTACCGGCAATATCTTCCGCTTCGGGATACTCACTTCTATCGAATAGCGTGCCCAATTGGAAAGCAGCCGCGTCTACTAAGTTAGGATAAGAAGTCAAGAAGTCTTGAACGAGTGTGTTGTATTCTTGCTCCAACTCACTAAGCCGTTCCTTGTACCTCAAGAAGTTCTCCACAGGTAGTAGTCGTAGTCCGTTGTCCGACCAAGGCAAAGTATTTACGTTATGCCAAGCCCGAGCATTGGCTGCAAACTTCACGATGTTGTCCAACTTCTGCGTGCCAGCAAGCAGGTTCTTGTTGTAGTTACCTGCGCGAGACTTGGCCCCGCTAGTCGTATCTACTTCTTGAGAAACACGCTTGTCTAACTTGCGGGCAGTCCAGCAACTAATTGATAACTCTACAAGCATGGCGCTTGTTTCGATTCCGAATGAACTCATTTCAATTCTCCTTGTATCGTCTAATGTTTCTTACTACTTCTTGTATTTCTGCATCAATCAACTTAACGGAGTTAGCATTACTGATCAACTCGTTAATGTCATGATCCGAGTACTGCCCTATACCAAGTTTGTATAAACAATTCATCACCACTTGCCTTGCATTACTTCTATGTGGATCTATTTCATACTCCATTTTTATTCCTCTCTTTCATTTCTTTAGAAGCAAGATATTCAATGACCTGTGTGATAGATGGAGTGAACCCCACCTGCTTGGCAAAGTCCCCCTGCAAAAGACGCAGGGTTTCATATGCCTCAAGGCTCACCCGTACTGATTTGCTTTCCTCTTTCATAGATGCACCGCCTTTCCATACTTGTGTGTAAACCGTTTGTTGTCTTTGATGCACCACAACAAGGGGGCGTTGACCGTAGACCAATCGCCTTCCCCATCGTAGAAGCACCCGTCTGTTATCACCACCACGCAGTCGGGATTGATCTGCTTCTTGCCCATAAACTTGATTACACAGGAGGGATCAGTCCCCCCACCACCTCGTGGTTTCGTAGAATCAGTTAGGGTTTGAACCGCCCCGTCTTCGTAAGTCTCGTGCCCTGCTACTGCGCTATCCCAATACATCAACTCAACCTTCTGTGGTGTGACCTCTTCGCAGATGGACTTGATCTCAGATAAGAACTCAGCCAATGCCTCTCCATCTATCGAACCTGAAGTATCCACCGCAACCGCGATGCACTCTAGGCGTTGAGAGATAGCAGTCGGCATGTAGATACCCGACCCAAGCAGTCGCTTGTTGAACCGTCGCCACGATGAGTCGTCGTGTCCCTTGGCAATCTGCTTGACAAAGTCCCGTAATACCTCGCGCCAATCAATCTTAGGATTAAGCAATTCTTGAATCTCACGAGATACACCACCACTCATCTTGCCTGCAAGTAATGCACCCTGACGCAATGCATTGTCGATCTCCTTGGCAATTCCCTCGGCTTCCTTTTCATCCATCTGCCCCGCCTCTTCCCACAGATGCTCATCGAACCCTTGGGGGACATTCCTAGACGGACTAGGATTGTCCGATGACTCAGACTTATGTGAGCCACCTGAGCCACCCCTACCCCCTTCCTCTTTCTCAAGAAGCAGGAATACTTGATGCGCATCCATGCCACGATACTGCTCATCGATCAGCCCCATGACATTGCCTTCCTCGTCAGTCGGCATACGCACCACCTCCTGATCAGGGTCGTGATCTTGGATCTGCAAGTTAATGACATAGTCACAGGCAGCGTTGGCTAAGTCCCTGTTCTTCTTGAACAACTTCTCCCATGTAGTGAGATGTCGGTACGCCTTGTGCATAGCCTCATGCAAGATAAGAAAGCCCAACTGCTTATCATCTAAGCGATCAACAAACGCACGCCCGTAGAACACATTGACACCGTCAGTCGCGGCAGTCGGCATTGCTTCATCAATTGTCACTTTGCCCACCATGAACAGACCTGAGAACAAACAAAACTTCTTATGACGCATGAGAGCCACATGGACTTTCTCGATGCGTTGCTCGGCAGTTAGTTTAGCCATTATGTTTCCTTTTCAAATAAAATGTTTAACGCAGAATCAAGTTCGGTGCATGCATCTGCTTTGACATACCGCATCCAAATAGCATGCTTGTCAATCGCTCGTACATGCCAAAACCTTTCGTCACCGTAATGATCCTTGCGCAATAGTATCCACACCTTGTCTTCATACAACACATAGCCAATCATGATTAGAACAAGTACTGATTCTCACGCATCCATGTAACAAACGATGCGCTTGTCATAACCAATGACTTCTTCTCGTCAGACTTCATAGCAGACAGACAGAACACAGACTGCAACTCCTTCGGCGTGCGTTTCATATACTCGAACCACTTGCCGATACTTGCTCTATCTATTCTCTGCAATGCGTTGAACGCCAAGATACACAGGGCAGCCGGTGATGATGGTACGGGTGCTTCGTTGGGCTTGCTCACAATCTGCTCCCATGTTGGTAGCGAGTCAGCCACCTCCAAGTACGCCAACATATCTCTCGCTGCTGCTGCGCCAATCGTACCCTCAAGACTTGTCTTCAGAGAATTGTGTGACATGTTGAGACGCTTCTTAACGATGTTGCTTGCCTTGACCAAAGTGCGTGGCGATACACAAGAATCCTGTGGCTTCTTCGGGTGAAAGATGTACGGGTTCTCTGCCTGCCCACCGTCATAGCAAGACGCCAATACCTGCGGGTACTCTTTGACAAAGGTAATTACCTCGGGCGCCACATTGTTCTGCACCGCATACATACCCCATGAGTCAGCATCAATAGTACCGTCGGGGTTGATACCGGCATGTGGTTTCTTGACCCTGATCTTGGTAATGCGACCAATGGTGTGTGCCTTGATCGTATCGCCAACTCCGTCGGTTGTCAGGTTACCCGCGATCATCACGATAGAGTCCTCGTGCAGTTTGAACCCACCAATCCGGCGCTCGTGAATTAGCGGATGCAACATGTTCTGCACCGCCTGAGATGCCTTGGTGAACTCGTCGATGAATATCACAACAGGCTCGCCCGTATGCAATCCCCAATGATCATTAATATAGAAATGCGTAGTCTTAGTCTCATGGTTCGGTACAGGTATACCCACATCGCCCAACTCTGTATTCGGCGCATCGATATACACACCCTTGTGACCCGTCTTGGCTATGACGGTCTCGTGCATCGCGGTCTTACCAATCCCCGGCTCGCCTACAAGGTAGCAAGTGTTGGTCGTACCAATTGCAACTACGATCTCTGCTGCTTCGGTTAGGGTAACGCTACTATTTAGATTGACTTCCATTTTTGTTTCCTCTTTGGTTAGTTAAAATACTTACGGTTTGAATTGCTTACTGCTACTCCAATTGGTACTTCTACTTTATTAAAAACCTCCTCGTTGTAAACATACTTAATTATTTCATCGAAGTAGGCAAGCATGGTCTTACCTATCTCTACCTCTTCGTCGTTGTAATACCCCCACGATGTAACAAATGCGTTCAACCTACTGTTGTGATTCAGGCACGACGCACCCAACTGCACAAAGTAATGGTAGAACTTCTCCAAGTCCTCGGGATCTTGCGCCTGCTTGACTGCCTG